TAAGACCCGTGAAAAACTGAGCTTCATCCATAGCTATAACGTCGACATCTGAAAAATCAACTTCATCGAGAGTATTTGTTTTTATACAATCGAAACGAATATTATCATGGGTACGTAAAACATCTTCGGAAGCGCGTGTATCTTTTTTGGAATTTATAACGAGAATACGTTTACCTATAACTTTGTACCGTTTTAAACGTCGGATAAGTTCGGACGTTTTTCCTGAAAACATGTTACCCATAATAATCTTAAGACTCATTTCTAAATATACGTATTATTTTTTTATACTTATATACTATATGTTGAATATTTATTTATTTCTATTAATCTCAGTCACATTTAATCTTATGACAGGGTATTATGTCTCATATAAAAGAAATGTTAAGGAAAATGATAAAATATACGACTTGGGATTTAAAATTTTACCAAACCTTGAAAAGTATGATTATATTAATGATTATATATTGATTATACCAATACTCTTTTTGGTTTATCATTTTGGTGGTTGGACTAAAAATAAAAAAAATACATTTTTAATTACAATGGGTGTGATGTATTTATTTAGAAGTTTATCAAATTATGTTACAACATTTCCAAGTATGAAAAAATGTGATTTAAAACCACCTTTTGGGTTCTGTAATGATTTTATGTTTTCAGGACACACGACATTTAACATAGTTATTTCTTATTTTGTTAATAGTATATTATGGCCAATTTGGCCAATAATTACATCTATATTAACGATTGCGACGAGAGAACATTATAGTGTTGATGTATTAATAGCATGGTTGATATTTGGTTCTTTACAGTGTAGAATATAATATTTACATAAATAAATGACAGTTGAGATTGTTACATATGCCAATAAATCCCAAGGGATGTTCGAAGAACTTGTAAATAATAAGTTTGATGTACCAGTCAAAGTTTTAGGTTGGGGTACTAAGTGGAATGGCTTTAGTGATAAATATAAAGGTATGTATAAATACCTCGAAAATAAGAATGATAATGACATTGTAATATTTATCGATGGGTTTGATACAAAAATTAATAAAAATCCAAGAGATGTTTTAGAACTCTTTAATGAATATGACTGTAAAGTTCTCGTGTCAAAAGACCCGGTACCATTTGGAACATTATCAAGAATGACTTTTGGTACGTGTAGTGGTAAATCCACTGCTAATTCCGGACTTTATATGGGGTATGTAAAATATGTTAAACAGTTTATCGGTGAAGCTATAAGTATGAAATGTGAAGATGATCAAAAAAATATGAATATTTTATGTGAAAAGTTCGAATATATTAAGGTTGATGAAAATGAAAATATTTTCAAAAACTTTGGACCAACAGGTAAAAAACGTGAAAGTGATGCCATCTTTGTTTCGTTCCCAGGTTCTCCGAGTTTTGATCGTTATACTAGATCTATTTTTGAATATATGCAATTTTTTTACATGTATATTTTATGTGTACTCATTTTGGGTCTTTCTTTATTCCCACAATATCAGCGTATATTATTGACACTTTTAATTTTTGTATTGAGTTTCTATATATTTTTTGCAGATAAATCGTGTACTACAGAGACATAAAGAAACAACTCTTAGATTAATAAAAAACATGGAAACACTTAGAATTAAACGATTAACTCTCGAAGCAACTTTACCGACGCGCGCATCCCCTGGATCTGTCGGATACGATTTGTATAGCATGGAAAACATGACGATCAACGCATGTGAACGTGGTATTGTAAGTACGGGTATTTGTGCAACGATCCCACATGGTGTGTATGGTCGTATTGCGCCTAGATCGGGTTTAAGTGTAAAACACGGCATTCAAACGGGTGCTGGTGTTATTGATCCGGATTATACGGGTGAATTGAAGGTTATCTTGTTTAATCACGGGAGTGAACCGTTCGAAATTAAACAAGGCGATAGAATCGCCCAACTCATTTTGGAAAAGTGTGAAACACCACTTATTGAGGAAGTTGATGAATTAAAAGAAACAAAACGTGGCGAACGAGGTTTTGGATCTTCGGGTAAGAACTAATTTAGTTACCAAATGCGATACCACCCATACCATTCTTAATCCTAAGAATGTTATAGTTGACCGCATACGCGCGAATCATTTCCCTGTTTACTCCTCCGTTTGTACCGCCATTAATATTTATCCTCGCATTATCGATTCTCGAAAAGTTCAAGGTACCCGTTGGTTGAGACTTGTTCATGGTAAGACAGAATGGCCATGTATATATTTCTTCCAAATCGACCGTGGTGTTAAGAATCGAACAGTGTCTCGATGGAACGACGTTTCTATGGTATTCGTGTGTCATATTTTCAAAGAGTGGGACACCGTTAATAAACATAGACGCATCCGTGAACGTGTACGGAGTACCATTGGGGAAGAAGGAAGATTTATTATTCGAAGCTATGTGAACGGCCTTTACTGGGTGATTAAAGTATGACAAATCAATTGACGTATCGGAACCAGACATTGGTTGGTGTTGTGTTTGTGTAATGAGAAGTTCGTGTTCACCGTTCGCAAAGAATTCACGTTCGTCTGTGTCAACATACACGTACGAACCGTATACCTTTGGTCTAGTACTACTACTTAAATCAAATGGACCATTTCTACATTTAATTCTAATTTCAACTTCGTGGTATTGAAGACCGACGAGTGGTAAAGATTTAGTCCAATCTTCACTAAAAAAGAATGGGATTATGTAACTCCCATTCGATGCATTATCACCACCGTCTCGGGTCGTCATGGCACACGACGCTTTCGCCGAAGATTCATTATACAAAGTATTGTGTACGGTATTAATGAAAAGTGTATCTAATTTAGTTACTTCTTGACCACCAATCCACAAAGAGAATTCAGTTGGTGAAGGCATCGGCAAAGCAGCCTCTACTCCAAACCCGGGAGACGATTTCGATTCTTGAAAAATAGAGTGATTATGATTTTTATTGTTAATATTGGCATTTTCAATCCACACGTAACTCAAAAGATCACCTTTAGATTTGATAGGGATGGAAACTTCGTTCCCCGAACCAAACGTCCCGATATAATCCATACGTTCTGGTTTTATAGAAAAGTTTGTGTGACGTTTATAGTTTTGTCTAAAAAAAGAGACTTGAGGATCGCCTGTGATATAGACGTCCTGGGCACCGACTGAGACGAGATCAATCAAAGCAGCTGACATATTTACTACTATACTATATTAAAAAAATCGGGCGTTAACGTAATAAGATAAAAATGGTCGTGTTTCAAGTACTGACCTGGGAAACACAAGACACTGAAGACGAACACTTGATTAGTATTTTTGGTAAAACAAACGAAGGTAAGTCTGTATGTGTTACGACCAGTTTTACACCATACTTCTTCGTAAAACTTCCGAAGAAAACATCACAAATGGATATTCGTAATTTATATACAAAGATTGATAAAACGTGCCCTGAATGTTTGGTAAGTTACGATATCGTTCAATCTAAAGATGTCTGGGGTTTCCAAAATAATGAAAAATTTATTTTTATGCAATTAAATTTTAAGAACCTTGCGGCACGACGTATGGTAAATGGTCGTTTGAAACGTACATTACCCGATGAATCCATGAAATATAAAGTATACGAATCAAACTTAGATCCTGTTCTGAGGTTAATGCACCGAACTAATATTCAATCCACTGGATGGATGGATTCGGGAGATATGTGTGTACGTTCACACTTAGCACGGGTTAATATAGATCTGTTCTGTAACGACTGGAAAACACTTAAACCGGTTGATATTCCAGAAACTGCACCTTTTGTAGTCGCGTCTGTGGATATTGAATGTAATAGTTCAACGGGTAAGTTTCCTGATGCAGACGTAAGAGGTGATGCATGTTTCCAGATTGCTGTATCACTTACATATTTTGGTTCTGACGTACCGTATGATAAAACATGTTTTTGTTATAAAAAAACAGATTCAGAATTAGACGGGTGTATAATTAAGAGTTACGACACTGAACGTGAAATGCTTATGGCATTCAAGGAGTA